AAACGGTGTGGATGAACTATGAGCCGGATCCGCAGATGAAACTTAATTTTTCGGAGGTGCTGTCATGATACAGACAGCAGAAGATAAAGTGAAAGAGTACCGCCAGTGCATCCGCAGAGAAATAGAACACTGGAAAGTTATCAATCAGAACGGGTGTAATGATCCGTTCTGGTCGGATGGCTGCAACATGAATCTGGTGCGAAATCACATTATTTATTATCAGTCAAAGATCCACGAGGCCTGCACAGAAAATCAGTTGTCATTACCAGAGGAATGTTATTTATCCCTACCGCCGGAAGTGGACAATAATTATATGGCAAATTTTAAGCAGAAACCGCGGGTGGAGAGATTGCGTCAGATGGGAAGAATCACAACCGGACGTGTTTACCAGTACGACGAGAACCAGATGAGTTTATTTTAGAACCAGATAACAAAACCAAGAAGAGAGGAATGGTCATCTCATGAAAAATATAATAATGGATTTCGGTCTCTATTATGAAATTGCCAAAAAGAAAATCAAATTAAAACTATGGTCAGCCGAGTACTCAAAAGGATATTTATATTTTTTCCTGAACAATGTCGCAGATGTGACGGAAGAACAGTATAACGAGTACTCAAAGATGATCGATGAACTTTGAGAAAGAGAGGGGAAACAATGTGTAATTGCATGGATGAGGTATTGGAAAAAATGTGTGGGATGGAAAACATCGAACAGGTATTACCACCTATCGAGGTTATATCCGAAAGAGCGTACTTAGAATTTACAGTAAAAGAAAAAGGTAAGAAGAGAGAGCGGAAGCTGCCGGTATTACTGTCACGGTGCCCGTTCTGTGGCGAGCCGTATGATGAGAAAAAGAAATCTTGATGGAGGTAGATCATGAAAAGGAAACTTATAACAGCCATCATAGCTGTAGCACTCCTGATTGCCGGATGCAGTGATACAGCAAATGTCAGCGAGGGACAGGATAGGATGATGGAAAAGGTAGAAGATGAATGGGGATATGCCATTTATGTAGACAAAGACACCAATGTTATGTACATAAAAGGACCCGGAGACGGAGGAACTTTTACCGTTATGCTCAATGCTGATGGTACACCGAAGATCTGGCAGGGAGAAGAATAAAATATTGGAGGATAGTGGCTTATGAAGTTTTCAAAACTGACTAAGCCAGAGCTTGAAACAATTATTGAAAACGCCAATTTCACGGAGCAGGAAGAAGAAATATTTTATCTTCTTGCCCGTGGACTTATTTCAAAAGAAATAGCCATGAGACTATGCGTATCAACAAGAACAGTGGAAAGAAGAATTTTTGATATTAAACAGAAAGTAAAAAAGTTAGAAGGTGAGTTAAACGGGAAATCTTTCAAATAGTGAGTTGTTGAATATTGCCATCGAAAATGGTATTATCAACATAGACACCATTCAGAAAAAAATTGAAATGAACGAAAGGAAAAAATTTATTGAAAAACACACTTACAGCATTTGGCAAGGAAAAGATGGAAAGTTTTACACATATTTGCCAGATGAAGATAATAAGAGAGGAAAGAGACTTGTAAAGAGAACATCTGAAAAAGCAATTGAAGATGAAATAGTAAAGTTCTATAAAGCTAAGGAGGATGAACCTACAGTTATTCAGGTATATTCTAATTGGATTTCTGAAAAACTTGAATATGGTGAAATAACAAGACAGACAAAGGACAAGTACGAGACAAATTTTAAAAGATTTTTTGAAAATAAGTATTTGCCGATTGCAAATAGAAAAATCCGGTACATTGATGAAGAAATATTGGA